TCTATTTCCTCTTGTTTCCCAGTCACGATCATGGGCAGATAACGAAGCTACAGAGTTTTTCGGATCCGAAAAGAAGTTTTCTGCATATGTTAGTATGTTGATTAAAAAAGCACAGAGAGAAAAGAAACAAGAGGAAATAGATAGGAGGTTAAGAAATGTTAGATAGAGATTATAAGAAAGACTGCGAAGACTTAGAGGTCTTTGTGCAATTGCAGAACCAAGAGATAAGAACACAGACAAGGAGAGCAAAAGTAGGTGTATTATTTGGCGTAATAGCTGGAGTTGCTTCTTCTTCTATTGTGTGGTTTATAATTAGTTTAATATTTTAAGGCATGAAAATAAAGATTAAAACAACAAACCCGATACTAATAATGTCGGGTTTTATTTTGCTCTGTACGCAACCGCACATAAACAATTTACACTTTCTTCAGCTCCTAAACTTACATCTCTTGGATACCTTGCGGTATATTGCCCTACTTGAAATAAATCATTCTTACCTATTGTAACGCCATTTAGCGGCACATGGTTTGCGTGAGGCTTTCCACTACCACTGTGAATCCATTGCTTTACATATTCCAAGCCAGTTGAATCTGCACCGATCTTATTAGATACAGAGTATGCGCTTAATACTTCTTGTGAAACTATTTGTCTCGTTTTCCATTCAGCGTATCCCGTATAAGCATTAGAAAGAACCTTCTTAGCCTCTTGTGTTAAAGCCTCTAATCCGATTCCCTCCTCCATTGCTATCTCGACATAATCTTGAACAACTTTACGAACCCACTTTTTTAAAGTTCCTTGAACAGATACAATTAATTTGCCCGTGTTTGCATCAATCCATTGTTGTAGTTGAATATTCCAAACAGCGTCGCGTACGTCTTGCTTTAATCCTAGTAAACTATTATACTGTCTACGCGCCCAATAAGAACCTACGCCAGTATATAATTGCTTATAGAAATTAGGTAGATAATCCTCTTCAACTAACGACGCTGCATTATCTGCTAACGTGTCAGCACTACCGTACATGTTATCTATAACCTTATTGATAGTGCCTCTACGCAATGCGGTTAGTGTTCGTGTATAATTAGCCACAAACACCGCATTCTTTCTTTGTTCTGCTTTTAGTTGTTGTCTTACTCCCATTATTCAAGGTCGGTATCGTTAAAGTCTGTAGCGTATCCTAATTGGTCGCTTAGTTGTAATACTGGCAAATCGTACTCTTTACCCTTTAAAGGCTCTAATCCCGCTGCTATTCTTCTTTCATTTACAGATGCTTTGGCGTTATTCAATACCTCTTGAACATCTTTAGGATCTTTTTGTATTTGTTTAACCTTATCTACATCAACAATCGCATGAACTCCCGATTTATCACCTAAGAACTCGCTTAACTGATCACAGAATAATTGTTTTAATGGGATGGTAGTATTTAATGCTAACATTGTTTCCGATGCCTTAACGTTGTCGTATGTGCTTGCGTCTTCTGACACTAAAGGAATGGGTACGCCGTAAAGCATAGCTAATACCTTTCTAGCATCCTTAGAAGTCTCTAATATATTTAAATCAGCAGGAGTCTTTGATATATCATGAACTTGAGCTTTTGCGCCCATAAATCTTACGCCACCATTAAGATTAGGGTTGTTAATTTGCTCTTGAGCGTTCATTGCCTTTTCCTTATCGTAAATAACATCACCATCAGCAGTCACAAGGTAATTAGCTCCCTTGTTTCCATATGCGGTTATATCCATGTCATGCCCTTGCTCTAACTTCTTCAACAACTTAGACGCTGTGATTAGCTTAGATGTTGCGTGAAGCGTTTCAACTGGATCTAATACACTGCCAATTGTTGCTTTTACGTTCTGAGGATCTAACTTATTACTTGTTGCAAATGAGTTTACATATTTCGATATCTCACCATCTTTCAGTTCAAAATCTACGTATTGACCTGGCAACATCTTTAAGAAACTAGGCATACCCTTACTAAGTGCCACGCCCATCTCTCCCCCGTGAATAAAATTCTCCTCCATCAAACACCACCACATTATCCAATCCTTTTCAAATTGCATTTGTGTTTGTAGTGCGTTGGGGCTTTTTAATATTTCCTCTTGCTTTGTGTTTTCCGCCTCTGATCCATCTTTATTAACCCACTTGATAGGTATTGAGGTGAAAGAATCCATAACCTTACCAATGACGAGCCTAGCCTCTGCGCTATTCTTATATGCCTTGACTATCTCTGTTCTGTCATAAGGAGTAGTGTCTATTAACTTAGCGCCAAATATCATATTAGTAAAGAAGGAATTACTTCCTACTAATGACATCATGGCTTGCTTAAAATTTAATTTCATAATATTATAATTTGCAAATTATAGTGTAAATATACTAAATAATTACATTACCCATAGGTCATTATCTCTAGTATTATATGTGATGTAATATCTACAAGCATCTAATAAGTGATTATATGCGTCAATAGGCTTTTCGCTTTTCTTATCATCCCACACGTAATTATTAAGCTCTTTAGCTAGGTTAGTAGACTTTGGGTCTACTATTAATTTATAGTCTTGCATTATCTTTATTCCTGCCACTATTGATCCTGCACCCTTCTTACATGGTATTGTATTTAATCCCTTAGCTCTTAAATCTGCTATTAATCTACCCTCTGCATTATCTGCTATTACTTGCTTATTTCCGCAAGCGTCTTTTAATATTCCTGAAAGCTTATCAGAGCCTAAACCATTCTTGTACAATTCCTCTTTTAGATATATTTCTTTCTTTGATTTGTTTATATGGCATTTAACCAAAGCATCGGGATCGACACTAAACCCGAAGTCAAGCCCAAAACCATAATCAACATCACTTGGAAACTCGCCAAACGTCCAATTTTCAAAGATAACACCTTCGGCCTTATCTAGCCAACCACCTAATATAATGTGATTGTATTTTTTAGGGTTGGTTTCTTTAATTCTTTCAACCTGACTAATAAATGACTCGCTTAAATTTTCAGCGTTATCTCTATAATCAGTATGAATGTATGTAACGTCGTTTTTTACACCATTCCAACCAGCCTGAACTCCATTGTCTTGAAAGAAGCGTTTATATATCCAATGCTCTTTAGTTGTTGGGTTGAGAATGAGTATTACAATGTTCTTTTTGCCCTTCTTACGAATAGACATATCAATCTTATCGAAAGTCTCTTCATCTACAAGCTCCTCGGCTTCATCTAACACCCAAACCGTGACACCTTGTAACGACTTCAATGCTGCTGTTTGATTTCCAGAACCTGTTTTAATACCCTTAAATAAAACATCACTATTTGTCGCTATGTTGGTAATATCTGTCTTGTTAACCTTGAAATATTGATGAGCGTTTAATACATCGATCTTTTCTTCAAACTCTGGGATAATTGAAGAGTGTGCAGACGTCATTGTGTAACGAGTAAATAACACTCTATTATCCTTTTCGAACGTCTTTTGAGTAAGATATGTACCAACAGAAAACGACTTAGCAGAGCCACGCCCACCGGTCGCTATGTAATATCTTGTGCTCTCTTCCCAAAGGGGCTTGTATTTATCGTTAATCTTTAGCATTTGTTTTTACAAATTGCATTGGAGTCATTGAAATAGATTCTCCTTTTGTGGTGTGATCTACATCTTGCTTATCTCTCTCTCCTAATTGTTTCATTCTCCAAATACAAGCGGTTGGGTTAAGTTCGTTATTAATAGCCCCCTTATTCACCCTTGAAATAATGATATCATTGATTCCTTTTTTAATACGCTCTAATTCGGGGAATTTTTTCAATAGGTAGTAATATGTAACACAAGGCATTTCGAAGTCTATATACGCTTGCTGAACACTCACAACGTCATCGTTTGATATAGTAAATTCTAACATCTTATTGAATGAATCTTCTGCATCCTTTAACGTCCACTTTTCAGCCGCCTTATTCCCTATTTTAAACCTTGTTTCTTCTCCATTCATATCTCATAGTTTATCTCTCAAAGTTACATAAAATAAGCCTCAAAACAAATTAATGCTTTGAGGCTAGTGGATTGACTAAAATTTTTTAAGGTAATGTTTATCCCTACTTACGGTATCGGGTTTCCGTTAAAATTGCGATATTTTTGCGATAATCTCGTTATTTCTTTAATTCATCCCAATTATCTACTATCCATTGGTGGCATTCTTTTTCTGTCATAATTTCAGAAGTAAGAGCGTTAGGTTTTGGGTTTACACTATTGCCAGTATCACTATGAATCATTAATGTCTTTTTACCAACATAGTAGTATCTATCCCCCTCGAAAAACTCCGTCCCATAACTATTAGTATATAATGGCTTCTTCTCCTCGATGATCTCTTCTTGCTTGTCGTAATCATCCTTTGTGGATTGTTCAAAGTTACCTTTATTATATTCGTTATAATCGTCGTCGTTATCTATGTACGTATAAGTTTCTTCTAAAACCTCAATGCATTTATATATCTTGCCAATGGTAGTGTTATCAAAGTCACTATCTACGCATTTGATATAAGTAAACTCCTCCTCATAACAAGCAACAGCCATTCCGTTCTCCTGGTCAATCTCAATACTCTTTAAATTCTTTAATGGAAATTCTTTTTTCATGTCTTTAGTTTTTGCTTATAAATAAATTTGAATCATCGTAGCAATCTAATTTGTAATAGTCACTACACTCACAACAATTGTAATAACAGTACTCAACAAGCCTTAAATCTGTATCTCCATAAGTAACGCCAAGCTTATTAAAGTAAGGGCGGATTACATCTAGCTCTTTGTCTATTAATAATCGAGTGCGCCCCCAATCTCCTG